ATAACGGCTAAATTCTCTTTTAAAGCCTTGAATAAATCTTCTTTATTAGAAAATTCTCTTTCCGGTAAATAATGAGATTTGTATATCATTTCTTAATTTCTTTTTGATACTGTAATTGCTTTGTTTTTTTAAAAAGCTTTTCTTCAGCTTCTTTTTTAATCCTGTCTTGAATCTCTTTTGGTGTTAATTTAGTACCCATAATCTTTAATTTAACAATTTAGACATCATTGCATTAGCTTCTTGTTGACTTATTCCTCCTGCATCTTTTACCTTTATGATGTTGTCAATCTGCAACCCTACTCTTTCATATCTTTCTTTCTCAAACACTTGATTAAACATTAAATGCGACCAACTCATTCTTATGTCTTGATACCCATATTGATTTTCCAACCAATCTGTTAGCATCTGTCCTTTTGGAGCTTCACAATATTCAATCAATCTAGCCATAGACTTTTCTTGATTTTCATAAGTAGAACCTCTTAGGTTGGCTTCCAAAATATCACGTGGGATATTAAACATTGTTCCGAACATGAAATAGTCGTTGTAAAAACTTTCATCTATTTTTAACTTTCCAATATCTTCCACAAAACGCTTAATATCAATCATTGACTTAACGGCGTGTACTTTTTTGCTAGAACGTATTTTTTCTTCAATACTCAGCTTTTCGGTTTCGTCCATTGGCAAGTGAGTAACATTGTCAGGGTCTGCCGTTCCTGCAACCAAGTATTTTTGCGCAAATTCTAAATTAATGCTTTTTGCGTCTAAAGCTAATTCACTGTTTTTAATAACTTTATATAAAGCGTCAATCCTGCTATACCCCTTCATAGGGTTGTTAGAACCTGCGTTAGTTAAATCGTGAAACGGTGTTATCTCGCTTAATTTAATCCACTTACTATTTCCATTGTCAAATCTATAAAGAACTGAACTTTTAAAAATATCATTATAAGACTGCTTTGACAATATTAAAGCTTGCAATTTTTGAACTATGCTAGAATCCCATTGAAAATTACAAGGGTTTAGCCATTGTATATTGCTATTTTCGTTTAGTATTTTTGAATTGTTAGGATTATACAAATAAGCCGTTCCAAAAATATTTAACCAAAATTTATAATCATAATCAAACTGCGTCCAACTTTGAAACATATTAGGCTTTTTTGTCTCTGAATAAAGAAAATCAACCTCTTTTATTTTTTCGTCTTGATATTTGTTGATTTTACCAAGAGAAAATATGTCACAATCTAAAGCAATAACTTTTAATAAAGCTGGATTATTAAGAACGATTCTTAACTTATCCGCATCAGGTATTACTTTACCTAATGCGCTGCTAGAACTAAACATTGTATAAAATATATTCCCTGCGTTGTCAGTGTCTATACTTAAGGGCTCTCTTTGATTGCCTCCAAAGCTTATATTAAAAGAAAATCCCATTAATTATTAAAGTAAAAAAGGACTATCCGAAACTAATCGAAAAATCCTTTTGTTATTTTTTAAACCTGATTTTGTCATATTTTCTATGCTATCACAACATTGATTAAGCAAATATAGTAATTTATTCTATACTTTTTTAATTACTCCTAATTTTTGTAACCAAAGGACAATGTAACGTGCTGGATCCATCAAGTGATTATTTGCGTCCTCAGCTTCATCCTGCACAACTCCATACTTGTCGACTACTCTGCTATAGTTTTCTTGTTCATAAGCTAAGTTTTCGCTGCAATCGGTATAATAAACTTCTAAGTTGTCAAGTAAGTCAATACCGTCTAATATACTTCCCGCTGGTTTTAATGCAGCAACAGCTCGTTCCCACCCTGATTTTCTTAATGCTAGTATTTTTAATGGTCTATTACTATCACAAAAAATATCTAAGTTTTGATTTATTCCTAATTTTCTAAATAACCAAGTGACAAAACCTTCATCAACTCCTTTTATATTTTGTCTTTCTAATGGAGTTAATTTATTTTCCCATTTGTTTTCGCTATCGTAATTTAATTCATGAAGATACAACTTCCCGTCATAATATTTTGCTTCTAAAATACCGAAAGCATCTACTTTCCCCCAGTCGACACCGATGTATTTTTTAACATCTAATTTTAAATATTCCGAATAAGGAATTGATTTCCATTTAAATATTCGATTTGGTCTTTCGGCTTTAACTCCCAGTCCGTAAATATCCCATTTTGTAATGTTCGCAGATCGTTGTTCTTCATTCAATAAACAACGATACAATTCTTTAAAATGCGGTTCAGGTATTGATAAAGGATTTAATTCAAAATCATATCCAAACACATCCTGTTCTGAAATTAATTTATTTTCAACTGCGAAACTTCTAACAATTGGTTGATAACTCAAAATCTTTATTCTTTGTTCTTCAGGACAAAAAGGATTGTCTTGAAAGGTAGAATGGATAACTATCGCATTATCTTGCTTTGCAATATCATCAATCCAATGGTTTTTTTTAGGATTCCAATCTATAAAAACAAGGTCACTCCTTTGGTCAATCTGGTCAAATGTGTCTTTTGATATTTTATAAGGCTCATTTAACCAACTAACATTTTGAGTAAGACCGTGTACTTTTTCTTCATCGTCCGCTCCGTGTATTTCAAAAGTGGTATTATTTTCTGGATACGAGTAGTAAGACTCTGTTTTGTTTCTGTTTTTATAAATCAATCTTCCAGATATAGAAAGTACTTTCTGGAAATCTTGCCAAATAGTATCTTTAGCGTCTTTTTTTGTGTCACGCCAAGCGGTAACTCTAAAGTTTTTATTGTTTTCACAAATACGGTGCAGCAATTCAATTAACGAAAAAGTTTTAGAACTACGGGAAGAACCAGTATTGATTATGTATTTATACTTTCGAGTACCATCTTCGTTTTTTACTTTTAATGCCTGGTAGTTTTTATAAAAAACTGGTGTGATTCCATACTTCATTAGTCAATTGAAAAATCATCTATCGTTTTGCCGTCTGGCATTGTTATATCAATCTTTGTAGTTGATTGTATTTTATCTCCGCCACTAGTAACATCTGTCTTTTGCATTACTTTTCCTTCGTGCCTATCAATTATTTCTTTAAACGCTGCTAAATCCCCTTCTAAGGCATTCGCAATTTGCTTTAGATTCATTAGCTCTAAAACCGTCATATCCTCAATTTCTTGAGTAAATGGATTTTTTTGTTTCATTTCAAGGTTTAGAAACCGCTCTAAAATTGTCTTAGTATTCTTACTTCCAACCGGTCTACCATTAGGATTCCTTACCTCTCCTTTTTCGGGTGGTTGTAAATTATCTATTGATTTTTTACTTACTGCCATATCTAATTAAAATCAAATCAAAAAGGTGTGTCAGAACCATTATTTCTACTCGAAATATTAGCCATTGAATTACCTCTACTTTGCGCTCTTGTTTTTCTGTTAGCATTTATTTTTGCATAACCACTAGATCCCGAACTACCTTTTGCCATAACTATTGAATTAAATTAAACAATTTATCTCCTCTTAACGATTTTTTTATTGTAGCAAAGTTATCAATTATTTTTTTATGAAAGTCAAAATTAAAATCGTAAAGTTCTTTATTTTCTTCAATCATAAATTGTTCGATATTATCTGAACTTCTTAAATTTGCGCTTCCGTGAATCACATATTTTCGACCACCATTCATTGAGCTTTCAAACATACAAATTTTTGTATGAGTTCGGCAAACTGATAATTGAAATCTATCTTCAAAATCTAATTTATCATACATATATTTTACTAAATTATGTCTTTCGTGGGAATAAAAGAAATCCGAAACGATTATATTTAATTTTTCAATATATCCATTTTTCATAAGATTATAAAAACTATCAATATTTTCCTGTGACATCGACAATGTCGAAAGTGTCAAAACATCTACTTTCATTGCTCTTTCGTAAATAAAAGCTTCTATAAAATCCCCAAAGATAAAAGACCCGTCAATAATACAAAAATACCTTTCATTTTGTTTTATTTGAATTTCTTTTGAAAGTTGTTTTGCGTTTTTGTATTTAACGTTTTTCGATTTAGTCATTGCGGGTTTGCAATATCTTTGATTTGTATCAATATCTATATTTATTTCAATTTCTTGAAAATCCTTTATTTCTACGTTAAAATTTAAATCTAATTCGTTCATAATTTTTTAAATTTAGTAAAAAAACCTCAACTAACAAAATTAATTGTGTTGAGGTTAAAAAACATGAGTTATGAGTTCTTTGTAAAAGTATAAAATCTGTTTAAATAAATTGCATTGTTTTTAGGGTTTGTGCCATTATGATAGCGTTAATCTCCCTTTAAAAGAGTTACGGCTTTTAGCTTTTCTTTCTTTTTGGATTTTTAAAGCTTCTGCGTAAGTATTTGCGGTTACAATGTTGGTATATTCTTCTCCGTTGATTACTACTGTATTTGTGTATGTTTTCATAATTTTTATATTAAAGGTTGTTTTTGAATGATTTCATTTTATCAGCACCAAAATAAGCCACTTGTTTTGCGTGGTTGCTTTCAGAATAAGGTTTAGTAAATGTTACTGAAATACTTTTAGAACCAGCTCCTAAAATAGCATCTAAATGAGAATAAGCAGGCAATAAAGAACTCCCTTCATTTGAAAGATAAAAGTCTTTCAACATTGTCATAGCTTCAACTAAAGTAATTTCATTGTTTTTAACTGCGTTGTATTTGTTTAACTCAGTTATTATTCCTGTTCTTTTAGCTTTTAAGTTTTCGATTTTTTCTTGAGTTGTCATAATTTCTATTTGTTTGATTTTGTTATACAAATATACAACTACTTTTTAGATTATGTATTACGTTTTATAACTTTAACATTTAATTAACAATTTTACAATTCAACAACTTCTCAGCTTCTTCTTTTGTTTTTGTCGGGATTATTTCAGCCCAGATTCCGTTGCAGAATATCGCTCTTCCTCCGCTTAATAATACTTCTTCTCCATCTTCATATTCTATAAAATACATGTTCTGATTGCATATTCCTTCTACTATACAAACCGAGCTTTGTCTTTTACATTCTTTAAAATAAACCCCTTCTTTAAATCCTCTTCTAACCGCCTCATTTTTAAAAGCTTGTTCAACTTCTTGGTTAGTCATTTCAAAATATTTACAAATGTTAGATTGATTTCCGAATAAAAATTTTGAGATTGTGTTGAATAAGTTTTTCATGGTTGTTTATTTAAAATAATTAATTCTTTCTTTTATATATTCAGCAATATCTTCAAATTCTGATTCAGAAACTATTATTTGCTCTCCTTGCAAATCATTAGAGTCTAAAAAAGATTCGAATTCTTTTTCACTTACAAAGTCGTTAGTTATAATCACATTTACAACCGCTTTTGCATTTTCAATATCGTTATAACACTCGAAATTAGAAAAGTTAGCTTGATGATCAGCTATTCTTAAAATAACACCGTCAATTTCAGAATAACAAGAATTAGCTCTTGAAGTTTCACTACTTGTAACTTGTTCGAATAATTGGTAAGTTGTCATGGTGCTTATTTTTTAATTGTTGTTATCTGAGCACAAATATACGACTATTATTTAATAAATATAAGTTAAACTTAAATTTTAACATTTCTTTAACAATTCTAGCTCATATTTCCATTTAATCAAATAACCCTCTTTTAAGGCAATATTTTCTAATTCAGGTGTTCGTATATCCCACACTCCTTTTAATAGCCTATTTAACCTTGTTTTGTCTATTTCGTGACGTTCTGCGAATTGTTTTTGATTAAGACCTGATTTTTGTATCAGGTCTTTTAGTATCTCTGTTTTTTTCATATTATGTTTTTGTTTAAACAAACAGATATTTTAAAGCAAGGTTCAAATTTACAATTTCTACCGTCTGGTATCTTTTCATCATTTTCGTCTAAAATAAAAAATGTAGAAACCAAACTGCCACTTTTTTTTAGCAGCAGCCTTTGACCTGTTATTTTATGCGTCTTTATCATTATGCTTCGAATTTAGATTGTAGACTTGGTAATGTCAAAAATTCTTTACCTTCCAAAACTCTTAACTCGTTCATTTTTAAAAATGATTTATAAGCTAATCTGAATTGTTTTTTCGCTAAATAAGTGTTCATTGTTTTTTGATAGTTGATTGAAGTTTTCATAATTCCTATTTTTGTTTCGCTTTATTGCTGATACAAATATATAACTTAAACTTAAATAAACAAGCGTTATTGTAAATTTTAACATTTTTATTTTCTCATAATCTCCTAATTTTTTTAATCCATCCGATTTATAGGGATGGGAGTTTGTTAATATTCGGTTGCTAATTTTAATTTTGTTCTATATTCTTTTTCTTTTTCGGGTAATTGGTAGATACTATTTTTAATCAAATACCCATTTTCATTAAATTCAATATTATTTTCTACGTGTTCAATTGATTTGTAAGCGTCAAAAACTGATTCACAAATAAAAAATAATACTTTTTTACCAATCATTTCAGGAAGAGTTTCTTTTTGTTTATCTGTAAGCTTTCCATACTTAGTTTTTAATTCAAGTCCAAAGAAAAAAGAGGTATTTTTATAAAAAACGGTATTGTCTGGTAATCCTGATTTCGAGGCGAAATGTATCCAGCGACCATCCTTAAACATTTTTCCGCTGTTTTGCCTCCAATAAAAATACCCTGTTTTATCTAAGAAATTATTAACATCTTCTTGTAAATCAGATTCTTTTGTATAAACTTTACCATCGTAAATATCTAATAATGAACCTATGCGCTTAAGAAATATTTGCTTTTCTTCCGTTACAATATTATTAATATTATGCCTTACTTCATTTGAAGTGTTTAAATTCATTTCTCTATCAATAACACGGCTAATTTTTTTACCGAATACTAATTCTTTTCTATCATTTGGCATGCCGTGCTCAGCTATACAACCACAACAATCTAATAAAATACAATCTGATTTCCCATTAGTTATAGATTCCTCAATAGTTTGGCCAAGCAAACGAATACCCCTGCCAGCGCACTGTATAAATTTCTTCCATGCTTTTGTAGGACTTGCTAATATAACACAGCTTACAGTAGGATCATCATATCCAGCCGTTAATATTTCAATAGAAATCAGTCCTTTTGTTTTACCTGATTTGTAATTCTCAAATATTTTTTCACGTTGTCTTTTGGAAGTATCTGCCGATATTATTTCGGTAATTATCCCATTATCTAAAAAAGCAAGTTGTAAAGCAATACAATGAACTTTATTTAATGCAAAACAAATAAACTTCCTATTTTCTCCAAGCTTAATATAATTATCAGCTATTGAAAAATTTATATCTTCTTTTACTACTTCTTCTTGTAAGATTTTTTCTTGATAGTCTCCAGTTGTTTTTGATATTTTTACATTAGCCGTATTTATATTCATTGGCGAAAAAACTTTAAAAGGCACAAGCCAACCTAATTTTTGTAAATCATCCGTTTGGTAATCATCAATAATTGTATCAAAACCATCGAGTAAAAAGTTTCTATCATCTGTAGGGGTAGCCGATAAACCTATAAATATAGCATTTGGAAACCTTGTGAATAATGTTTGAATATAATTAGACTCATAAGCATAATGAACTTCGTCTATTATAATTATTTTAGGGTCTTCTATTTCGGTATTTATCAAAGTTTGTAATGTAGCTACTAAAAGCAAACTTTCTTTATTGTATCCTTCGCTATCCCCTTGTAAATATGCTGGATTTAAATCCGAGAATTTATCTCTTGATTGCTCAGCTAATGTAATTCTGTGAGACGTAAATAAAACTCTATTTCCTTTACTTATTGCGTCTTTGCACATCTGATAAGATAATATTGTTTTTCCAAATCCTGTGGCTGCAAGAACAAGTATTTTCTTTTTCTTATTTATTACGCTTTGCCTTATTTTGTCATAAATTATTTGCTGGGGTTCTCTAAGTTTATAACTCATAAATCTTCGTATTTTATTTTTTTACATTTTTCACATCTAAATTTTATATAAGCATCTGGGTAATTTCTCGATGCTTCTCTGAATTTATGTTTGCAAGAGTAAATTAAATACCATTTACAAAATCTTCTTAATAATTTTCTCATAATTAGCTATAATAAAAATTTTCTACTTCGTTTGTTTCTTCTGAATTTCCATCTTTAAAAATTCCAAACCATTTTTGTCCATTAGAATTGTTTTGGTCGAATTTCATATCAATAAAATTTGCGTATTTGTGAATCCAGATATTGAACTTATTTCGCTTTAACCATGCGTTATAATCTTTATTTTCATTGACAAATTTTTGAAATACTTCTGCTTTATCATTTCGCTTACCTAATGGGAAATTATCTTCATCAATTATCCACTCATAAAAATCCATTGAAGTTTCTGCAATGAATTTTCTTAATTTTATGTTTTTGGCATTTTGCCTAATCAATCCATTATTTAAGTACAATTGCAAGCAATAAACCATGTAATTATCAAATTTTTGAAAATCTTTTAAATCCCACTCATCAAATAATTGCCTCCCAAATTCATCGTCAGGGGTGTGATTTTTTCCGTAAAATTGTGCTATTTCTAATTCGTGCCTGCGTCTGTCGTGGCTATTACCCTCCCCTTTTACGGCGTAATTAGTTGAAAGCAATATCTTTGGACTTTCGTGTATGTTTAACTTTATAGCATCTTTATTCTTCCTCTCTAATGTCATTCCTTCGGTTACTAAACTAAATTTGTCCTCAAAATCAAAATTCTTTTTAATATCGTCAAATACTAAAATCTTAGTATCTAAGGAAACGGTTTGATAAGCGAAAGACTTCTTACTGTCAAATTGTTTTCCATCAATAATTGATGTGTTTCTTATTTGAGCTATACCTTGTACAAACAAACCCTTACCTGTACCACCTTCTGGATTGTCGCTTATAACCTCATCATTCAGTATTATCGCTTTATTATTAGAACGGTTTTTATAAGTTGACAACAAATAACCTATTGTACATTCTATCGGTAAAGGTTCTTTTCCACTGATATTATAAACGAAAGTTTTGTAATCATTTTCAATATTTTCAGATTCCACAAAGTCACGCTGCAATATATGTGACTTCCAAATATATCCGTTAATATCAATAAAATCAATTATTTTTTTTGATGTTTTTGTTATCTCTAATATGCCATTATTGTAAGCGATATAAGACTTATCTCTTTCGTCATTAAGCATAAACAAGTCGATACTTTCCAGCATTAACAAATAATTTTCACTAAACAAATTTTGATAATTTGCGCAATAATTCCAAACCTCAATCTCTTTTTTTTCTAGCAAGTAATCCAAAACAAAATCTTTAATTCTTGAAATAGATGTTACCTCAACTTTATTGGATTCAACAAATACAAATTGGGGTTTTTCGCTGTCATTTGGGAAATGCTTTTTAAATCCATTTCTTTCTAAAAAATACTTATATCTTAAGGGTATCACTGAAACTTTACCTTTATCATTAATTACCCAAAAATCTTCAGTTTCAACGACTTCTTTTATTTCATCAAAAACAGACTCCTCAATTTTATATTTTTCAATTACTGTTTTTTTACCTTGTTTTAAATCTATTTTTATTCGGTCTATTTTAGAATAATCCTCAAAATATTTTGAATTTGCCGACCTCTTTTTGTATGCAGATCCGATAGCGTTTTTACACTCTAATTCAGAAAAATTCCCAATAACAACATTATTAAAAATATACCCTTCCGCTGTGTGTTTTGAAATTCCATACTCGCAAAATGCACCAGCTAAATCAAAAATAAAACTATTTCTTTCTCCTTCATTAAAGCCTTTGTTCCAATTAAAAGCCATTATCTTTTCAATAATAATTCCTTCATCATTAATTGGTATTAGTGGTATTTTTTCAGATACCGTAAACCCTTTATCAATTAGTTTTGGATTGTATATTTCAGCATCCCAATTAATATAAATATCAGGGTCGTAAGATTCATAGCAAACACGGTCAACGTTGCAGTTGGATTTATCCCAAAATGGTATTTGGAAATCATCGTTAAAACTTTTAAAATATTGTTCATGTTGGAATTTATCACAAATAGGGATACTAACAACCCCTTTTAATCCATTACCGGATGGAGAAATAAAAAGAGATAGAACGAACTTATTTTTTTTAAGCTCAATTAAATGCTCGTTCATTTCTTCTATCGACTTATATTTATCCAAATCAATAACCATTAATCCAGAATGCTGAACTAAACCGTTTTTATTTCGTTCTGAAAAAACACCACCAAAAATAATACAGGGTAACTCTCGCTTTATTAGATCTCGTTTTTCTTTATTATTTTCAGCTCTTATTCTTTGAATAATAGGTAAAGATTTTCCTTGCTTGATTCTATCGAAAACCTTTTCAATAGTAACATTGTAAGGCACGTCTTTACTTTTGAATAAGTCCTTGAATATTGAAATTTTTGTTTCCTTCATAGTATATATTTTTTTATTAGAACGAAAGAACGAAGTTATTTTAAAAATAACACCCCCCTAATTAAAACTAATTTTTTTCTTTAAAGGGTATATAGAAAATCAATTAACTTCGTTCTTTCGGTAGTCGATTATTTTAGACCCCTTTTTTGAATTACAACTTTTGCAAAGCGGTTGTAAATTTGAAATACAATTTTTACCCAATTTTGATACAGGCGTTATGTGATCTAAAGATAACTTATATCCCGAACCGCATTTTAAACATTTATTACCATGGATTTTAAAAACCTCGTTTCTTACCCTCCTGCTGGATATAAATAGATTAGCTTCTTTTCTGATATTATCAGGTAAAATAAATGCTGAATTTTTTTCCGCTGTTATTAATGCTTTTTCTGCCTTTATAGCAAAATTTTCGTCTAATATAGAATCGTTAAGTATTGCAAAAGAAATTCTATAATCAGACAGGTCTTTTATATTAATTTTAAAATTTTTGTTATCACAATTTTCAACTAAATCAATGTAGTTTTTTAAATCATGAAGTGTATATTTGTATTCCATAATTAAAAAGAAACCCGAAATAATCAAGGCGTCCACTCCTATCATACTTCGGGTTGTTTAAGGTAAGTTACCTTATACTTTACAAGCGGTGGACGTTCGCTTTACAAAAGCCTAATTTTCACTAGGCTTATTTTAGCGTGCTAAGATATGCAAAACAATCGGATTAATTCTTTTAAATCATCAACATTTTTGCAATTTGGAACATGCGACCAAACTTCATTTAGTTTTATTTCGACAAAATTAATTCCGCTTATACATATATTGTCTTTTGTAAATTCCCTGAATTCAGTCCCATCATAGGTATATGAAACATCTTTAAATCCAAGTTTTATAAGTTCTTTATCACTCATAATATCCCGTAATAAAAGTAATTTAATTTTTTATCTATTTCCCTGGTGTCTTTTCCTTCGACAAGTAATTTGTGTCGTTGCTTTTCTAAATCTGCAATCGAAGTTTTTTTAAAATCAGCACATTCTATTTTACCAAACTTTTTGCATAAGTTTTCGCAGTGTTTGCAGAGGACTACCACTAGAATAATTTTTGTTGCGCAACATGATTATTAATTCTTTCAATTCCTTTATTATAGTATTCAGCATCAATTTCACAGCCAACTAGATCAAATCCGTAATCGTGACAAGCAATTGCTATGCTTCCTGAGCCTAAATGTGTGTCAATAATTTTAAAACCTTCTTCTGCATAGTTTTTCAGTAGCCATTTATACAACTTTACAGGTTTTTGAGTTGGGTGTATACTTCCACCATTTTGAGCAATTAAACCTCTATTAATATTTATTTGTCTTGTTGCTTTTTGAAAACTACTATAAGCAATTTCGCCATCGCTCATACTTAATCCTTCCTGTCCTTTAAACCAAAATATCCAACCCATAGAACTATTGTTTAAATGTTCAACGAAATAGTTTGCGCCCCAAATGATTTGATTTTTTGAAACCCTAAACAATTCTTCAAAATATTCTTTAGTTGGTATTGAATTATCCCAATATTTTTGTTTGTGAGCTTTACGTTTATGTTTTGGGTTTTTAGTAAAAGTTTCAGTTTGTCCGCCTCTTTCAATCCCATAAGGCGGGTCGCAAATTGCAAGGTCGTAAAAATTATCAGGTGTACGTCTTAATAAGTCCATACAGTCTTCATTAGTGATGGTTATTTTGTCTGTTATTTTCATAATACTACTTATTAAAAATCCTTCTGACAAAATAACCTCTAATAATTGACGCTGCAAAAAATACCGCTGTAATGATCATATTTTGCGATAATGATACGGGGATATTCATTATAGGATATAAAATTAATTGTATAACAAAAGAAGTTCCTAGACCTATTACTGTCTGCACTATACTTTCTATTAGTGATTGTTTTTTTGTTTGTTTCATAATCCTATAATTTTTTGTGCCGAAGCGGTTAATTGTAGATTGTAAAGAACCAAATCCTTTATTCTATCATAGTCATTTACTTTAGTCCATTCGCTTTTTATTTCATCGTAATAATAGACGTAAGTATCTTTATTTTGTATAAATTTATAAGGAGTCTTGTTAAATTCCTTTGTAACAACCTTAAAACCCTCAAAAATACAAGCTTCTTTTGCTTGTTGGTATTCTTTTAACTCTTTCTTATACCGTCTTTTATCTATTTCTCCATTTCCATCATCATCATAACTTCCATCCATAAAATCAGGCTCTTCCAAAACCACCCAAACACCATCAACTAATTTACTCGGCACAAATTGCCATATTTCTAAGGGTTGTTTTAGAAAGTTGGCGTATTTCAATACCTTGTAAAAAGACATTGAATTTACGGATTCGATTTTGTCTTGCTCTAATACAAAATCAACCATATTAATTAATTCTTTCATAATCTAAAATTTAGGCGGTTCAGGGTTTTGTATTGGTTGGTAGTGTGTGATTTCTTGTAAATATAGTTCTCTATCAAACTCACTGTTAATTGAAAAATGATGTGGAATAATATCTCCATCTCTATACAAACACATAAAATATCCTTTTCTCTTGGGCAAATCCTGATAGCTCTCAATTTTTACCCACCCATTATTGTCGTCAATTCCTTTTAAACTCAATGGTCGCCAATATTCAAATTTATAAACAAACTTTGTCTCTAAATTAGTTGATGGTGTTTGGGTGGTTTTGGAAGAGCCTGATTTTATGGATGGAAGTTATGATGATGATGGAAATGGAGAAATAGATAAAAGACGGTATA